AGATGCTACAAGTATATCATCAGAAAACTCAAAGTAATCTTCATCTTCCATCCACTTGAGAACACCATCTGATGTTTCACCATCGAATGTTATTGTTATATCTGTTCCTGCAGTTCCTGCACCAAAAGTTAATGTGTTGCCTAGTAACTTAGTTATAGGACCACCTTCGTTTGCAGTGCCATCATGTGTGTGTCCAGTGCTTGCTTGAAAAGCTGCTAATAGTTGGTCAAACTCATTATTAGTATGTGCTGCTGTGATTACGTCACCGTCAGTATAAGACGATTGTCGTGTATACGTTGCTCCCATTTACCTTCTTGCCCCTACTTGATACTCTAGACCAAATCCTTTCAATGAATATGGTGCTGTTGTTGCGTTGTCGTTTACTCTTAATGCTACTGCAAATCCTGAACCTTCTACTGGTTGTCTTACGAGTGGCTGTGATGCACCACCATATGTTGGTGTGCCATATGTTGACGTTCCATATATTGCAACTACATCTGTAGAATCTAACGGATATGCTGCAGGTCTAGCTGAATTTTTATCTTCATAATCATACCTTACAAACATATCAGCATTAATTGCTGACTCTGGTTCATAATTTATCATAACACGTTGCATGTGTTTTCTAATACCCGGATCATTAAATGTTAAATCAGGACTTCTATATCTACCATTTATTGACGTACCATTAAAATCGTTACCTTTTTCTTGTCTATAAACATATCCATCGAATCCACCGTGAACAACTACAACATCCCCTGTTTCTACAAAAGTGTCTGTGCAAGAAGGTTTAATACCACGCAATTCTGCAAATTCAAAATTTTGCCCTTTCATTACACAAATAACACCATCTGTAAATGTTTCTGCTGATCCATCTTTTACAAAAAATATTCTATATTGAGTTTTATCAGCTATAACTACAGAATCAAATAATTCAGAATTTACAATATTTTCATCAAATAATGTATGTACGTTTGTGCTTATAGTTCCTAACTCAACGTCATCAATTCTAGCAGTACCAGCAACAGTACGCAAACCATCAGGTCCTAAGAATATAAGATCACCACCAAATTCCTGTACAGTGTCTCCATTAATACATCCAATTCTACGTGTTACAGGTTGTATAGCAAAATCACTTGATGTACTACCTGTCATTTTAAATATTCTGTTTTCACAAAATATAAACAACGTACTACGAAATACTTTTAGTGCAACAATTGTATCATCAACCTTAATGCTTCCTGCACCACTTCCACTATTAAACGCATCTTCGTCAAAGGGTTGACTAAATACTACCTCTTGAGGTGTGCTAGACATTCCTGCGTAAAACATGTGTTCTCTAAATGCTGCAACAAATTTAGCACCTTCTACACTTGATTCTGTAACATCTGTAGCTGTAAAAGATGTGTTAAATACAGTAGGATCATTTACACCATCAACTACAATTATTTTATTATTACCATCAAAATTAAATCTTTCAAACTTGTACTTACCAGCATTAGTTCTTCCTGTATCTCTTACTGTCCAACTTTCAGATACAACTGTTTGAGTAGCATCTCCACTTGCTGAGTGAGCTGCAGCTGTTGTGCTATTAACTGCTCTAGTAACTCCTGTAAATGTTGTTGCCGTTTTTCCAGTGTATGTAAATTGTTCTGAATTAATTTGTAATGTTCCACTTGAACTAAACCCTGTTGTATCTTTAACTGTAATTGTGCTAGAACCTGTCATTGAAGTATCGGCAGCTATAGCGTGTGTGCTTAATGTTCCTAATTCTGTTGATGCTGAAGTAAATATCTTTTCTCCTCTGGCCGCAACAATGTTATTGTTAAACAACGCAGACATTAAAACTTTTTCAGAACTAGCAGATGTTTGTGGTACTATTTGATTTACATAAGGTTTAAACCCATCTATTCTTCTGTACCCCCCTTTAATGTCAGGTTCAAAGTTAAGTAACTCTAATGCCTGTCCGGGTTGCATAATAAATGTAGATTTACTCTTAACAAGTCCACCTTCACACACAAAAGCAAATGGTTGTGTTTGAGAAAGATCTGGCACTTACACTGCTCTCATGTAATTTTTTCTGTTAATTAATTCTACTCTCATTCGTTTAACACCATCTTCGTATTCTTTGTTTGCAAACTGTGCGTTTTGTAAATCAGAACGTAACATAAAAGCATAGTACCTAGCACGTGCTATTATTACTGGTTCAAATCTAGTAGGTATTATTGATGTATCTGTTGATGATGATAAATCTGTATGAGTTATATAATAATCAAAATTAATTGATAAATTATCACTGTCAGGTATTGGACTAAAACCTATTTCATCATTGTAGTTAGTATACACGTATTCTGGAACACCTAATTTATCTGTAGAAGATGTAGAATCTTTTTCTCTAAAATTATCGTTCCATTCTTCATACGTTAAATACTTTAATCTTTTTGGATTTACATCATCTTCCGTAAGACTTATAAATCCTACAAAAGCATTAGATCCTGAACCTTCTGCTAGTGTAACATAATGTGTTACTGCTGTGGCATCAAAAGTAAATCGTGTGTAAGAAGATTCATTTGCATTACTTATTGTAATTGTTTGTGATTTAGTTTGTGAACCACCAGATGATGTTCCAATAGTTGCTGTTATAGTTGCTCCTGTAAGTTTAACTATGACTTCATATGTTTTACCTACAATAAGATCAGATATTTCTTGTGTAACTGATGCACTGGTTAATTTGAGTGTATTGCCAAATTTAGAACTAGCTGCAGGTGTACCTGATACAGTTGTCCATCCTGTTATGGATGCTGATCCTGAAACTTCATAATCGCCATTGGTAATGTAATTTTTTGGTTCTAAAAATACAGTGTCATAATCAAGATATTTTAAAGATGATGCTACAGTAGCATGAGCATATAGCTGTTTACCAGACACTAGATCAAGTGTACCTCCTGCTCTTGTAAAGGGCCAGTTAAGTTCAGAATTAATTATATCTGTAATTCCTCTGTTAACAAAATCTTTTACAGATGTTTGTATACCCCTAGAATTTCCAAACGTAGAACTTGTTAATTCTACTTCATTTATATCTCGCAATACGTTATTTACTAGAGTTAAGTAACTGCTTGCCATTCTGTTTCTCTAATTTATAAATTAATTTGTAAACTTCTTTAAAGTTTTTTATAACTTGTTCTTTTTGTTGTTCGGTAGTTGCTTTTTTCATAGCAAACTCAAACGCTTCTTTGCACAACTGTTTCATATTTTAGTATACATGTTACACCACACAAATGCAACACTAATCTCTAAATTGGTCTTTTATGCTCTTAATTACACTCTTTATATCAAAGGGTTTTTCATTCGGTCTATAAGGGCATTGATACTCTCTTGGACACTCTCCAGCATCGTATGGAAGGTATTCTCTATATTGAGTATTATTTGCTCCAACAAATACACACACACGTTGTTTATCTCCTAGTATTTGACTTGCTAATCTACAAGTTGTTGTTTTACCTTTTGCTTCACTTATTCCTAGCAGTATGTAGATAGCAAAAGCTAATCCAAGTAAAGCTAGACGGAAAGACTTATTATCCATATCATCCATCCTATTGCTCCACATCCTATGAGTGATGCAATGCCTATG